GAAACTCGGACAGTGACGCAAGCTACGGTGAGGGTATCTGCTGGTCTCTACGGAGAGGAGATTAGCGATGACGACACGCAAGCAGCACAAGCCGGAGTTCAAGGCGCGAGTAGCCCTTGAGGCTCTGAAGGGTGAGCAGACGTTGGTAGGCCTGATGACGGTCAAGGCTGAAAACGAAATCGGATATCTCATCAGCTACTGCGGCAAGACCCCTCTGGGAACCTGCCTTGATAGGCTTGATCGCAGCTGGGAGTTCGATTGACCCGCCTGGTCTCATACCTTGTCCAAGTTGTCACAGGGCGTAACACGGACCTTGTCTCATCGATACAGGTCCACCATGTTACATTCTGAAACGCCCGATTGAGAGTGTAACAGCCATGCGCTTCGTCAGCTATCTCAGAGTCTCGACAATGAGACAGGGTGAGACCGGCCTCGGCATCGAGGCGCAGCGGCAGCGGGTCCGGGACCACGTCGCCCACACCGGCGGCGATCTGATCACGGAGTTCGTCGAGGTCGAGTCCGGCAGCAAGTCTGACCGCACGGAGTTCTGGAAGGCCGTCGAGATGGTGCGGAAGGAGAAGGCGACCCTGCTGGTTGGTAAACTCGACCGTCTCAGCCGGTCACTCAAGTTCGTGGTGGACCTGGAACACGCTGGCGTCCCGTTCGTCGCCTGTGACAACCCCCATGCCAACCGGCTGACGGTCCACATCCTGGCCGCCGTGGCTGAAGATGAGCGCGAGAGAATCGGCCAGCGCACCCGAGAAGCCCTCGCAGCGGCGAAAGCCCGTGGTGTGAAACTCGGGAACCCCCGCTGGGACGAAACCCTCCAGGGCGCCCGCGAAGCCCACCAGGCGCAGGCCCACCGGCGTCGTCAGAACGTCCAGCCGATCATCCGCGAGATCAGGGCCTCGGGCGTGTCATCGCTCCGGGGCATCGCCCAGGCTCTCAATGCCCGTGGTGTTCCGGCTCCCCGTGGTGGACGATGGCACCCGACATCGGTCCAGCGGGTCGAATGAGAACAGGAACGAGCAATGCCGGGAAATCAGCCATGAGACGCCTCTGCGCCGTGCTGGTGATGCTGGTCGTCTGGCCCGCCTGGGCTGACTACCAAGATGGCTTGGACGCCTGGCAGCGCAGCGACTACGCGATGGCGGTGAAGGAGTTGCGGCAGCTGGCCGAGCAGGGCGATGCCTCGGCCCAGTACAACCTCGGCCTCATGTACGACAACGGCACTGGCGTCCCTCAGGACTACGCCGAAGCCGCGAGGTTGTACCGTCTTGCAGCAGACCAGGGCCATACCTCGGCCCAGTACAACCTCGGCCTCATGTACACCAAGGGCACCGGTGTCCCTCAGGACTACGCCGAAGCCGCGATGTTGTACCGCCTCGCCGCTGACCAGGGCGATGACTGGGCCCAGAACAACCTCGGCTTCATGTACGACAACGGCTACGGCGTCCCGCAGGACTACGCCGAAGCCATGCGGTGGTACCGCCTCGCCGCCGACCAGGGCAATGCCGACGCCCAGAACAACCTCGACCAACGTGATCGCAAAGGATTTAGCATCGCATCCATGATCGCTTCATCGTTGCCGCTTCTCTTGTTGGTCGCGTTTTCTTTAGCCATATTAAGTGTGGCGCGCAATTTTCGAAGTGATCGAACCTATTCTCGTAATAATTTCGCAATTATGTTTCTGATTGCGGGTTTACCGACATTCGTTATTACCGCATCAGATTTGAATTTGTGGATAAATGGAGAGAGATTTGGTGTTTCCAATTTTCTCATGCAATTCAATTATGTCTATTTTGCTTTTGTCGCTTACCCTTTCTACCAGAGGGTTTGTTGGAGGGTGAACGATGCTGGTGCAGGGAAGTTGACGGCATATATTTGTCTCGTACCGTACTTGAACCTTCTCAGCTTCATTTACCTCTGTGTGGCACGAACAAGACCTACCCGGTCGCAGTAGGGCCTTGGGTGTCGGCCCCGGCCTCGATGACGGTCGTGAACGTGCCCACGGCGACGCCTGCGAAGGGTGCAGCTGGTGCAGGCTTTTCTGCACCCGTAAAAGCCCCGCCTTGGTTGCAGGCCCGGTGGCGTTCGTGGGCACACGGTTGCTACACTCCCGCATCAACCGGGAGATCGGCCATGAAGCGTCTTTGCGCCGCGCTGGTGATGCTGGTCGTCTGGCCAGCCTGGGCTGCCTACTATCGGGGTGACTACGAGACTGCGTTGTATGTGGATTTTTTACCATCGGAGGTAAAATAGAATGTTTGGGATTAGTAGAAGGAACGCTTTAATCCGTGAACTTTTAGAGCAGCGAATGCGTACATCTGGATTTGACGACATGTCTGCGCGATTGAAGGTGAAGGAGATGGGTTATTTTGAGCTAAAGGGATCACCCGAAGCCACCATTATAAGCATTTTAGATGATATAATTGGGGAACAACGTCGCAATGTTCCTCTCGTTGAAACTATAAAAAGAATTGAAAAAAATAGGAGGGTTTCTGGCAACCCAGCATTCAACGAGATTTTACGTATGGTTAATGTGTACGAATTTAAAGTCGTTGTGAGCGGATATTGTGGCTATCGTGTGATAGTAGAGCACCATGGAGTAATGACCTCAGACCAGATCAGAGCTGCTGTCTTAATAGCGTCACCAAGTATCGCTACTTGGTATAATTGATTTTAATAGTGGTTCGAGATTAAAATTCACACCACCCTGCTGGCAGTTGAGCAGGGCCATGTTGGTGCCCAGTACAACCTCGCTTTGAAGTACGACAACGGCGAGGGCGTTGAGCAGGATCACGCCGAGGCGGTGAAGTGGTACCTGCTGGCCGCTGAGCAGGGCCAAGCTGATGCCCAGGCCAGCCTAGGCTGGCTCTACTTTGACGGCACCGGCGTCCCGCAGGACTACGTCCAGGCTCATGTGTGGTGGAACCTCGCCGCAGCGCAGGGCGACGAGGGTGCCCGCGATAACCGCAACCGCGTCGCCGACATGATGACCCCTGCCCAGATCGAGGAGGCCCAGCGCCTGGCCCGTGAGTGGCTGGCCGCGCACCCGTAGATGCACACAGAAGGCCACTGAGGCTGCAACCGGGCGGTCACAGCCTCGCGTCGTCCCGGCTGATGTTCACGACGACGGTCCCGGTGTTCTCGTTCACCGTCGTCTCGCGCCAGCCCATTTGCGTCTTGGTCCACCAGATCATCGCGCTTGTGTCGCCCTCCATCGCCTTGTCGAACAAGCGCCCGCCGACCTTGCCGTTGGCGATGGTCTTGGCCTCGCGCAGTTCCGTGGCGAAGTGCTTGGCGAGCGTCTTGAAGTTGATGCCCCCGCCGATGACCTGGGCGATCTGATCTTGCGGGATGCCGACCTTGCACAGCGTGGTGACCATTTCGCGGTCAGCGTCGGTCGGCTTGAATGGTGGCCTGCCGGTTCGCATTCTTTTTATTAACTCCAAAAAGTCCCCGTGAGCCTAGTTGCTCTTCTCCTGTGCCTTCAAGGCATTCACGCCGCCTTGCGCGAGGCGGAGGAAATCTTCGCCTTCCAGTCGTCGCCATAGATTTCAGCGGCGGCTTGCTCGGCGTAAGGGTCAGCACCGGGCGAACCGGGCAAGGGGCCGAACGCGCCAGCGATCCATCCACGGCCATCTCGCAGGCCCTCGACAGCTAAGCGCATCTGCTCGGCACGGGATGACGGTCGCGTGCTGCCCCCAACTGCTGCGCTGATCTTTCTCGCTTTCAGCGAGGCGGTGATCCAGCTCTTCGGGTCGTCAGCGTAGCCCTGGTGCATCCGTGACTGAGCGGCAACCAGCACGCTCCATGTGGCCTCGTTGCCGTAGTCGCGTTTCCACCCTCCGATGAGTGCCCGCAATGATCCATGCTTGGCCTCGGGATAGAGACACCGCAGCCAGGGCAAACCATGATCGAATGCGAGTTTGGCAGGATCGCCGTTGCCGAGACCCTGTAAGTCAGGCTCCACTTCCTTGACGGAAGCCGCCGCTTGCGGCGCGGTCCCGTTAGGGGCCGGGTCTTTCTTACTCTCGGTCTCGGTCTCGGTGAGGATAGGACTATGGATAGGACTATCTGAGCCATTGAATGCGTCTGTATCGGTTGGGCAATGAATGCCCTCACGCTCTAGCTGGCTGATGCACCATTTGACGGATAGAAGCTCTCGCAGGATCACGGCTTTGGGCGTGCAGTTGGGAAGTCCGAGTGCAAGGCGGACGGCGGCAGCGCCATGCTTTCCGTTTGTGATGGGTGAGTGCTTCAGGAACTCCCTGATGCGGATGACTTCGTTGACGCGGTCATAGTCGATCAGCCCGGTGCTGACACATGCCATAAGCGCACCGCTGAGGCGTTCGGGACTCCACCCGGCAAGATCGGCCAAGGCATAACCTTCAGGTAACCAGAACGTCCCAATGCTGTTCGCGTGGGGGTTCGTGTGGCAGTAGAAATAGAACAGGCGTGCGTCGTCGTTGGGCAGGGCGCGGAACTTTCGCGAGCGCCAGATGGTGCAGCCGATCTTGGCAAACTCGCGCATGGTTACAGGTCCGTGAAGTGCATGAGAGGCGCGTCAAAGCGCATGTGACGGTCGCCGGTCGGCCCGCCGCGATGCTTGGCAACGATGACCTCGGCGCGGCCTTCTTCTGCCGCCATTTGAGTGAGCCAATCGGCGTACTGCTTGGAGCCGGTCGTGTGGTGCTGGCGGGCCAGGTAATATTCGGCGCGGTACAGGAACATGATGACATCGGCATCCTGTTCGATGGAGCCGCTGTCTCTCAGGTCGGCCAACATGGGCCGCTTGTCCTCGCGCTTCTCGACCTCGCGCGATAGCTGGGAGAGCGCTAGAACGGGGCAGTCCAGTTCCTTTGCCATCGCCTTGAGCGCGTTCGTGATTTCCTCGATCTGATAGACCTTCTGCGCCCGCCGCAGCTCAGGAGAGGGCGCAACGAGGCCGATGTGGTCCACGATAAGAAGACCCAGCCGCCCATGCCGTCGCGCTACTCGCCGTGCCCGGTTGTGGATTTGTGCGACGGTGGGCCGCGCCGCTTCGTCTATCTTGATGGGTAGTCGGTCAAGTTCGGCTTTGGCAGCCAGCATGGTCTCGAAATCGGCCTGTTGGAGTGTGCCACCTTCGATCTGGTACGGGGCGATACCTGTCCGCAGGGCCATGAGCCGTGCCGTGACTTCGCTATCCGTCATTTCCAGGCTCTCGAACAGGACAGAGCCGCCATACGCCTCCGGTGAAGCGGACGCGCAGGCCATGGCGATCTGTGTGGCAAGGGCGCTCTTGCCCATCGCGGGACGGGCGGCGAGGACGTAAAGCTTCCCGCGCTGCAAGCCGCCCAACAGGGCGTCGAGATCAGCAAGGCCGGTTGGCGCACCGGCCATCCGCGAGCCTCGCTGGTATGCTGATTGGGCAGCCTCGATCATCGGCCCTGTCAGTCTCGACAAGGCCACCGGGCCGCTTGTGTGCCCTATGCCTGATGCGATGCGATAGAGGCCCGCCTCAGTGTCGGCAATCAGGCCGTCGGCACGTTCTCCAGGCTCAGGGCGATAGGCTCGCTCGGTGGCTTCGTCGGCAACGGCGATCACTTCACGCCTTATCCATGCGTCACGAACTTCGCGGGCGTAGTCGGTCACGCGGGCAGGAGGGGCCGCAGCCGCAAGCAGTTTGGCCAGGTAGCCGTTGCCGCCAACCTCAGCCAAGTCGGCGTCGTCGGTGAAATAGGCTTTCAGCGTGAAGGGGTCGGCAATCTTGCCCTGTGCCGCGACCTTCTGGCAGGCATCGAAAATCCGGCCATGGACGGGCACAAAGAAGTGCTCTGGGCCGATGATGTCGGCAACTCTCTCAAGGTTGTCGTTGGACATGAGCAGCGACCCAAGGATGGACTTTTCGGCATCCTCGGCTTGAGGCTGCAAACGCTCACGCGCCTCCGCCTCCCACATCATCGGCTGGCCCTCGCCAGCTCCCGCGCAACGTTGGTATGGAGTGGACGCGGCGGTGAGGACGGCATCATCTCGACGGCGGTGAGATCAGTCACCAGAACGGTGATGCCCTGACATTCATCTTGGCCGGGTCCGGGCCGATCAATGCGGACCATGTAGCTGCTTCGCGTGCCTGCGACGATGGTGCCGATGCCGTAGCCGCGAACAAGCACCGTGGTGCCGGTAGGAAAGCAACTGAGGACTTGCCGCCTGCGGCGATGACGGTTGTTGTGGGCCATGGTTCAAGCCGCCTCGCCATAGGTGCGGCGGGGACGGCTGGCAATCCAGTCCGCGACCGTGGTGGACTCCCAGCCAATGGCATTGCTGCCAAGCTCCAAGGGGGCCGGGAATGCGCCTTGCCGCAGCTTGCGGTACAGGCTCGTGCGGCTCATGCCGGTGCGCTTCAGCACGTCGGACACGCGCAGCATTTCGGGGGCAGTGTCAGGGGCCATCGTCGGGGGTGCTCCATCATCTGTGACGCGGCATGAAACGCCGTCGCGCGGGATACATTGATTGGAGCACCCTAAAAATTGGCAGGCAAAATTGGCAAACTGGCCGCCGCATCGAAACCGGCCATGGCAGACCTAGAGCGGCTTTGCGGGTGGCCTCCCGTGCCTTCGCCAGTTTTCCGGTGCGTCCTCTTTGCGAATTTGCCGCATCCAATCCCGGGGCACAGGCTGCGGGTCAAATGCAACTCGGGCCGCTGCCAAATCATCGTCACGGCTGGGGGAGCGTTCCGCGTTGGCGTGCTGCGGAATCCACGTCTCTGTGTACCACCGTCGCAGGGCAGGCCTCGATGGCGGCTTAGGCGTAGATGGCTTGACGGCCTCCCCTGCCCCTGCCGGGCTGGCGTCGATGGCCTGGGGCGGATCGGCTGCAATTGGCTGCGCCGGGGTCAAATCTAACCACTGGTCAAGGCCGAACATTCCCGCCCGCAGAACGTCCACCTTCTCGAACTTCCGTGTTCGCCCGAGGGGGGCTGGAGCAGTGAAGAGGCCCGCCTCCCAATACACTTTGGCGTCATCCCATGCCCTGGCGCTTATGGGCGCTTGTATCTCATCGCCCGTGGAAGGTCGGCGCAGGGCGGCGCGGGTTCGCAACTGGCCATCGCGGATCGCTTGCACGATTCGGCCGAGGGGTTCCAATCCCTTCCGCTCCACGACATAGGCGGGAACCTCATACAGATGCAGCCATTGGGGCTGGGGAAAGAGGTTGCCGGTCATCGCTGCGGCCCCGTGCCGGTCATGGGTACAACGTTGCTGTCAGGCTGTCGCCGCTCCACGATGTCGAGCAAGCGTTCCTCCCACACCGCGACTGCGCGCAGCTTCTCGGGCCAATAGGTGTGAAGGTCGTAGGTCGCGCCCACTGATCCATCGACGTGATTTAGAAGCTGGTCAACGTGCAGTCGGGGGATGCCTGCCGCCGTCATGTTGCTGGCCGCCGTCCGTCGCAGGTCGTGGGGCGTCGGCACGAGGCCCGCACCTTCGATCATGCCGCCTTCTGCATCCATGCCCACAAGCCCGAGCGCCGCGCGGTTGTTGCGCATGGCGTGGTCCAGGGCGCCGCCCGTGATGGGATCGGCCCCGCTACCGGCCCGCGATGGGAATAGCCAACGGGAGTCACCGGAAAGCGCCCATGCTTTCCGCAGTAGATCCACGGCCAGTGGCGACAACGGCACAAGATGGTCGCGACCGTTCTTGACCTTCCGGCCCGGCTGAAACCATGTGCCCCGGCCGAGGTCCAAGTCCGCCTTTTCAATCAGGCACACCTCGCCCTTGCGCTGTGCCGTCACAAGCACGAGCCGCAGCACGAGGCGCGAGGCTTCCACCGTCTTTGCGGTCAGCAGGCCCAACCAGAATGACCGGATTGTCTCATCATCCAGAAACACCCGCCGCCGTTCCTCTGTCGTCGGGCGCTCCATCCCCGCGCATGGGCTGGCGTCGACAATGCCGCGCTGTTCGGCTTTGCGGAACATGGCCCGAAGCACGGTCAAGGTGCGGTTGGCCTGCACGGGCGCGCCCCTGCCCTTGATCTCATCCAGAAGGGCCGCCACGTCGCCGCGCGTGATGCTGCGGGCCTTGCGGTCGCCCCACACCGGGCGCACGTCCTTTTCGATGATGCGGCGATCCTCTGCGATGTTTTCCGGGGAACGGCGGCCCCTCTTGCCGTCAATGGCCCACTTGTCGAGGTAATCGTCTGCCAACTCCGAAACCGTCTGGGCCGCTCGCGCGATGCGGTTGGCCGCCACCGTATCGCGGGCCGGGTTGTCGCCCAGTTCGACCTTCTGGCGAGCCTCTGCCGCCTTCACGTTCGCGGCGGCCAGCGATAGCCGGGGATATGGGCCAAGCGTCAACCGCCACGGCTTACCCTCATGCCGGAACTGCAATTGCCACACCTTGGAGCCAGAAGCGCCAACCCGGACTGTGAGGCCCGATTTGCTGGCCTCTCGCACGTCGTATCGCTTCCCCGTCGTCGGCAGGGCCTTAATGAAGGCATCGGTAAACCGCACCGGGCGCTTGACCCTGGCCGCCTTGGGTTGCGCCGTGGGTTGCGGTATGGGTTGCGGTATGGGTTGCGTTTGGCTCGTAACTGGACGGGACATGATGGCACCGCGTGGGCTATATAATCGGCAGAAAACCGCCGTTACCGTCCATCATACTTGTTCCATGCGTTGCCGTCACGTACCATTAGTGCCCGCCTTGTTGGCGGTAGGTCGCGAGTTCAAGTCCCGCATCCGGCACCATATATTTCAATGACTTAGCCTCTACCTCCCATCCCTTCATCTGTGGATGGGTTGCGAATTGGGTTGCGTTGGAGACGAATCGAGACCCGTCGCTGTGCCTTAGGCAGTCCCGGTGGCGCTCGTGGGCTGACGGTTGCTACACTCCCGCATCAACCGGGAGATCGGCCATGAAACGCCTCTGTGCCGTGCTGGTGATGTTGGTCGTCTGGCCTGCCTGGGCTGACATGCAGGATGCCACGGACGCCTACAATCGCGGTGACTATGCGACGGCGGTGAAGGAGTTGCGTCCGCTGGCCGACCAGGGCCTTGCCGGTGCCCAGCGCAACCTCGGCGTCATGTACGCCGAGGGCACCGGCGTCCCCCAGGACTACACCGAAGCCGTGAGGTGGTACCGCCTCGCCGCCGACCAGGGCGATGCCGACGCCCAGGGCAACCTCGGCTTCATGTACGGC